TCTTTCTACTCAGAAGTTAAAGTTGCAAGGTTGCAAATAGATTTAAAAGAAGAGTCGGATAAACTAGGTTCTTTACCAGTAGCCGGTAAATAACTAATGCAGGTAGTAAAAGATAAAGCTATTGTCCTTAAAACTAAACGTCCGCATTTGGTTACTGAAGCCATAGAAAAAAGTAAAATTCTGAGAGAGCACAATGGCCTATATGAAGTAGCAGTTAAGTGGGACTTTGAAACGGCTTCCGCTTTGGCTGAGATAGGGGCAAAAGATGTACCCTCTCCTATGAGTAGGGACTACCAGTGGACCGGCAAACTTACTCCGTTCGAGCACCAAAAAGAAACTGCATTCTTCCTTAGCCTGTACAAAAAAGCTTTTTGTTTTAACGAAGCCGGTACAGGAAAAACTGCGTCTGTTATATGGGCTGCGGATTACTTAATGAAACTGGGGCTAATAAAAAGAGTCTTAGTTGTTTGCCCTTTATCTATTATGAAATCTGCTTGGCAAGAAGACTTGTTTAAGTTTGCTATGCACCGTAGCTGTTCAGTTGCTTATGGTACATCCAACCAACGTACTAAAATAATAAACGCAGGTTCGGAGTTTGTAATCATTAACTTTGATGGAGTTGGTGTAGTAAAAGACGCAATACTAGAGGGGAACTTTGACCTTATAGTAGCAGACGAAGCTAACGCGTATAAAAATTCACAGACTAATCGTTGGAAGATAATGCGCGATCTATGCAAGAAAATAGATAGGTTGTGGATGTTAACCGGCACACCTGCCGCTCAGTCACCATTAGATGCTTATGGCTTAGCTAAGTTAGTTAGCCCACATAGAGTGCCTAAGTACTACACCCCTTACAGAGATACCGTAATGTATAAGGTGGCTCAGCACATATGGAGACCTAAACCCGGCGCGGATAAAGTAGTTCATAATGTCTTACAGCCTGCTATAAGGTTTGAAAAGGACCAATGCTTAGACTTACCAGATGTGGTTTCAGTAGAGCGTGAAGCCCCTCTTACACCGCAGCAAGAAAAGTACTACAAATTATTGAAGCAGCGAATGACTATGCAAGCAGCAGGAGAGCGAGTGACTTCTGTAAATGCTGCTACTAACCTTAATAAACTCCTACAAATATCGGGTGGCGCGGTCTATACAGACGACCAAGAAGTAGTTCAGTTTGATGTGAAGAATCGACTCAATGTAGTGCTTGAAGTTATTAATGAAGCACCGCACAAAGTATTAGTGTTCGTGCCTTTTACTCATACTATAGAACTACTAAAAGATTTTTTAGACAAGAATAAAGTACCGGCAAAAATAATATCTGGAAAAGTTTCGCTTAACAACAGAAGTAAGATATTTGACGACTTTCAAACTAAACCAGATCCACAGGTGCTTATCATACAGCCTCAAGCCGCATCTCATGGGCTTACTTTAACAGCAGCAGACACAATAATTTGGTACGCCCCAGTCACCAGCGTAGAGACTTATCTACAAGCAAACGCACGTATAGACAGGCCCGGACAGAAACACAGCATGACTATCGTGCACATACAGGGTAGCGAAGTAGAAGCCAAGTTATATGGGATGCTAAAAACAAACGTACTAAACCACAATAAAATCGTAGACCTTTACCGAAAAGAAATAGAATAACTGTTGACATTGTCTACCGAGGTGTTATCCTCATTACCCCCTTAAATAAATAGGTGCGAACGTGACTAAAATAACTGCAGATAAAATGGCCTCTGATTATATGAAACTGAGGCACACCATCAAAGAGAAAGAAGACGAGATTAAAAAACTTAAGGAGATACAAACTAAGATTTCAGACAAGATGCTAGAGCTATGCTCAGAGCAAAATGTAGACAGCTTAAAGACGCAAGAAGGAACTATTAGCCGTAGAGTTTTGTCCAACTACTGGACTAGCGATTGGGAATCTTTTTATAAGTTTATCAATGAACATGAAGCTTTACATTTGCTTGAGAAAAGGATTCACAACAGCAACATGAAAGAATTCTTAGTGGATAATCCCGATGTACTGCCCCAAGGTTTGCAAGCTAATACTAAGTACGTAATTTCAGTACGCAAACCTTCTAAAAAGTGAACAGGCTACGGACCGATGACGGGCACTTTATAGACCCCAGTACAGGTGAGCTTAGAACCTCAGTCGAAGCAGTAATAACGAACGAAGGTTTATTGTCTAGGAACTACTACGACCACTCAGGCAAGCTTAAGTGCTGGTCTTCGGACTCCAACACCCCTGACTCCAGTGTGCCGCTTGAAGACAGAGAGTCGGCCCGATGTATTGATTGTGTGCAGAACATCAAAGGTGCAACCGGGTATAAAAGTAAGCCCTGTAAATTTTATACAACTATTAGTTTAGTACAAGAGAACTCATTAACAGCATGTAGTTTGCGTATTGGCGGAGCTAGTTTGTTTGCTAAGTCAATTAACAAGATGACCCTGTACCAATACAGGGATTACCTTAAGAGCAACAAAGAACAGCTACATACTGTTTTGACAGAGATATATCTTTCACAGGTAGAAAACCTTTCTAGGATATATTTCAAACCCGTTCGACCTCTTACACAGGAAGAACTTACAAACATACAACAGCTTAACGAAGCTGCAGAACTTAACCCTTTTAAGGAGCAATATATGACGTACGTAATAAAGAATGTAATTGCAGATTGGCCTCGCATAAACCAACCATACAAGTGGAGCGATGAGCAAAATCGCAGTGTACCCTGCGCTTCAGATGCGCCCGGAGCTTCCTATGAACTAGGTTTTATAATGGACCTAGACCAAGCTAAAGAACTATATGGCCTAATGAAAACAGCTTGGGACGAGAAACGTAAGACGGATAAAGCATATGCTAAATATGACGACCTAAAAATGACGTTTAAAAAGCAAGACGGAGGAACTTATAAAGGTACTTCTAGGATAAAAGCCGCATACGAAAGTGGACCAACTGATGTCCCTGACCAATACGATATAAAGAACAACAAACTTGGTAAGGATTTTGAACTGACGCACAAGAGTTTAGTGCATATACAAGTTGAGTTCGTGCCTTACAAGAAGACTCAAAATAGTCCCGGCGGCATATCGCTAAGACTTAAAGCAGTAATGGTCAAAAAGTTAGCCCCGAAGGTATCACGAGAGTCTCCTTTTGAAGCAGAAGAAGATGGCTTTGTTGCGGGCAACTCTTCCGATAGCCCTTTCACTGCTGAAGATACTAACGATGGTTTCGAGTCAAATGTTGTACCTATCCAGAGTGCACCTGAGCCTGATCCGTTTGCCGACGAAGAACCGGCTGCGGAACCAGTGAAACGCAAGAAAAAGAAAGAAGAACCTCAAGCTAGCGGAGAAGACCTTTCTTCTATTATTGACGAGTGGGGGAGCGAATAAGCCTAATGAGTTACGGATATAGCCTAAAATTTGTAGAACTAAATAAGGCTGCCGATAAAAACCTTCTTGGCGTTTACTTCGGAGCGGTGTGCATTAAAAACGATGTGCCCGTTACCGAAGTAGCACAAAAACTTAACGTTAGTCGCCAAGCGGTATATAACTGGTTTGTGGGTATTTCTATTCCTAAACCTTCAGCAGCTGAAGAAATACAAAAAATAATAGCTAAGTTGGAGCAATAATTTAATGGAGAACACAGACCTCATAGCCCTAGTTCGCCCTGCGGGTGGGTGGTATGGTTTTCTTGCGGTTAAAGGTAAAACTACAACGCGCCAATCTATGGTGGAAACCAGAGAGGAGTTAGACGCAGAGATAGAAAAATATGTAGCTGACAGGTGGTGTGTATTTTTTACCTTAGCAAAGTTTAAAACCGGCAAGAACCGTACCCAAGATAACGTTGAATCGTTAAAGTCGTACTGGCTTGACATAGATTGCGGGCCAAATAAATCTATAGCAGACGATAAAACTGGTAGGCCCGGCGGGTATGAAACCCAAGCTGAGGGACTAAAGGCTTTAGTTAGTTTCTGCTCTGCCGTCAAGCTACCAAAACCCATGTTAGTAAATTCAGGCAATGGACTACATGCCTATTGGCCCCTAGCCGAAGATGTTCCTAGGGATGAATGGGTTCCTGTAGCTAAAAAGCTTAGGCAGCTTTGTATAGATAACAACTTCTATATAGACACCAAAGTGTTTGAATGCGCTAGGGTATTACGCCCACTCAACTCTTTTAACTTTAAAGGCGATGCTTCTGATGAAAAAGAAAAACCCGTCAAACTTATAAG